AAGAAATGTAGGAGGAAATCAATTAAAAGTAATTGATTCTGAACAAATACAATCTTTAGGACAACTACAAACAAATTCCCTTTACGATAGATTTAATAAATTGTATAGTACTACAGGTGGCTTGAATTATAACATGATGCAGCAAGTCAACTTTCCATCAACTAGAATTCAATTATATACTGATTACGAAGCTATGGATACGGATTCTATTGTTGCTTCTACATTAGATATTGTTTCTGATGAATCTACTCTTAGAAATGACTTTAATGAAGTGTTACAAATTAGATCTGCAGACGAAACAATACAAAAAATATTATATAACTTATTTTATGATGTGTTAAACATTGAGTTTAATTTATGGTCATGGACTAGAAATATGTTAAAATATGGAGATTTTTATCTAAAATTAGAAATTTCAGAAAAGTTTGGAGTATATAATGTTATTCCTTTCTCTTCATATACTATAATTAGAGTAGAAGGAACTGATCCTGCTAACCCTTCAGATGTTAAATTTAAATATGATCCAAGTTATTCTGTATCAGAAAACCCATTAGGATTTCAAACTATATCCCCTGGTGTAGGAGTTAATACAGGTGATGAAATTATATTTGACAACTATGAAATGGCTCATTTCAGATTATTATCTGATTTTAATTACTTACCTTATGGTAGATCTTATTTAGAACCAGCACGCAAAATATGGAAACAAATGACATTGATGGAAGACGCAATGTTAATTCATAGGATTGTTAGAGCACCAGAAAAAAGAACATTTTTTGTAAATGTTGGTAATATACCACCTGCTGAAGTAGAAGGATACATGCAAAGAATGATCAACAAAATGAAAAAAACACCATATGTTGATCCACAAACAGGTGAATATAATTTAAAATTTAACATGCAAAACATCTTAGAGGATTTCTACATCCCTGTTAGAGGTGGTGACGCAACAACTAGAATAGAAACTACAAAAGGCTTAGATTATGCTGCTATTGAAGATGTAACATATTTAAGAGATAAGTTGTTTGCTGCTTTAAAAGTACCAAAAGCTTATTTAGGATATGAAGGTGATTTAGAGGGAAAAGCAACATTAGCTGCCGAAGATATAAGGTTTGCTCGTACAGTTGAACGTATACAAAAAATATTAGTATCTGAATTAACTAAAATAGCATTAGTACATTTATATGCTCAAGGGTATGATGGTGCTTCATTAACTAACTTTGAACTTTCATTAACTACTCCTTCTATTATATATGATCAAGAAAGGATTGCACTTATGAAAGAAAAAGTAGAATTAGCTGCTTCTATGCTGGATCAAAAGTTAATGCCTACAGATTGGATTTATGATAACATTTTCCACTTTAGTGAAGACCAATATCAAGAATATAGAGATTTAATTGTTGAAGATCAAAAACGTAGATTTAGAGAAAATCAAATAGAAGCAGAAGGAAATGATCCGGCTGAATCTGGTGAAGCATATGGTACACCACATTCATTAGCTTCATTATATGGTGCTGGTAGATACCCAGGAAGTAAAGGTGTTCCATCTGGATATGCAATTGGTGATAAAAATTATCCTGAACAAGTATTAGATCAGGGAAGACCATCTGAAAGTCCATCAAATTATAATCAACAAGATAGTAATCTTGGTAAAGATGTTACAGGTTCTGATAGAATGAAATCTTCAAATCAGGCAGAAGATAGACCAGGATTAAATGAAACAAAAAAGAAAGAAAATTTATCAGATAATCTTTCAACACGAGCTATATTTGCTCAAAATCATAAAAGTTTAAAGAAAATGTTTCCCAAAACACAAGTAAATTTATTTGAAAAAGAAAATTTATTAGATGAAGAACAAATACGTGAGGAAATAAAATAAATTCAATATTTATAGACAGTAGCGCACTACTTATGAAAATGAAACATAACAAGTATAAAAACACTGGTGTTCTTTTCGAATTATTAGTTCGAAAAATTACATCAGATACTATGTCTAATAGTAATTCAAAAGCAGCAAGTTTAGTAAAAAAATATTTTACTAAAAGTGAATTAGCTAATGAAAATAAACTATATCAAACATTAAATCGATCAATCTCTTTATCAGAAGGTAAAGCTGAATCAATATTGTCTACAGTACTTGATTTATCTAGAAAGTTAGATAGGGATAAACTTTCAAAGGAAAAATATAATTTAATAAAAGAAATTAAAAATAATTTTGATATTAATGATTTTTTCGGAGCTAAAATTACAAATTATAAACTTTTAGCATCAACTTATATATTGTTTGAATCTTATAATAATAAAAAATTCGGAAACCCTGAATCTATTATTACCTCTAAAATTACTATATTAGAACATATTACTTCAAACCCAGATTCTAAAATATCTTTATCACCGTTAGTTGAAGAATTAACTACAATGGATAAAGGTACACGTTCTTTAGCATATAAAATAATGCTAGAAAAATATAATGAAAAGTTTGATAAACTTACTAAAGAACAAAAAGAAGTATTAAAAGAATATATTAATAGTGCAACTGATGCACCTAAATTAAAAAGTTTCTTAAATAATAAATTTAACATTATTTCTAAAGTATTAAAAGAAAATGTTAATAAAATTAAAGATCCGGCTCTTAAAATAAAAATCAAAGAAGTTATAAACTTAATTAATCCTATTTTGAAAACCAAAAGTTTAAAAGATGATCATTTAGTTGCATTGTTGCAATATCTTGAACTTTCAAAGGAAATCGAAATAGTATGAAAAAGATAAATTTAAAAGGATTAAAAAAGGAAATGAGCACTACAGGTACCGGTGCTTCTTTTGTACCCGGTGTTGGTGCTCAATATGCAACTCCTAAAGCATTTAAATCTAAAAAGAAAAAAACTGAAGAAGGTCCTAAATGGTCTAAATTAAGACAAGGTCAATTAGGTATAGCAAAAACATCACCTGTTTCTAAACAAGTAGATGTTTCCGAACCTTTTACAACACTTAGTCCCTCTATTCCAAACAGAAAATCTAAGGCTATAGATTATATTAAATTGTTTGAAAAATCAATTGATCAATATCTTGCTGGTATTAATAAGAAAGCTGATCAAAAATATAAAAAGTGGAATCCTGTAACAGATTTTACAGATAGTCAAGCTAATGCTGGTGATAATACGGGATATGATATGGATACACAAGATGCTGCTTCCGTTTCAGAATTAGCTAAATTTGCTAAAAGTAATTCTAAGGTTGGAGATACTGATATTGAAGGTGGAGTAAAATATACTATTACAAATATAGATGATGCTACAGGTCAAATTTCTTGGGATATAGATTACGTGCCTGCTTATGATACAGTATATAAAGAATTTAAAGAATTAAGAAGTTTTTTAAACACATTAGCAACAAAAACCGATGATAATGTTATTGATGATTTAAATGATGAGATAAGAGATACGTTTAATAAATATAGAACCCATATTAGAAAAAATTATCCCGATGCTTATAAAAAGTTTGGTACAAACGAAAATATAAACGAACAAGCTGATTACAAATATCTTACTCAAGTAATTTTAGATGCAAATCCAAAAATGAATGTTTATTACAGTTCTTCAGGAAATGTAGTAAATATAGGTGGTGTTGGATATGACAGTGGAGAATTAGTTAAAAATTTTAACCAACCACAAGGTTCGTCTACCAAAATTAAAAATAACTTTTATTACGCAAATAAAGATCCACAAATAACCAAAAGAGAAGTTGAAAGACTATCTAATGGAAAAATTAAAGTAGATATTCAAAAAGGATATGGTAATGAGCCTTTCGTAGTTTATAGTCTAGCAGAATCATTAAACGAAAGATTAGGTGTTTCTAAAGATAAATTAAGTAACATAATTAAATTCGTTGGTGCTGTTAATTTTGCACAAATGGTTATAAGTCTTAGAGATGAAAACGTTCAAGACGAAATCGTATCCGCTTTTGAAAATCAATATCCTGCTGTGATAGATAAAAGAGATGATTTACAAGAAGTAAGATATTCTAAATTTAAAAAAGAAGCTAAACTTCGTACTCCTACTGAACAAATACATAGAGCAGTTAGAGAAATTAGACAAAGAATGAATGAAATGTTAAAAATCGTTAGTCATACTGAAAGAATGAAAAGCGAATTAAAACAAAGTAATGAAGGGATGTCATATTTAAAACGTACTAAAAATGCTCTTGGTAGCATTTCAGAAAAACTACAAGAATTAACTAACCGTATTAAGGGGCTAACAGAATAAATAAGATTTCTTCAGCTTTTAAAGAAAGTAAATATTTATATACATGGAATTAAAAGATCTTTACAAAAAACTTCAAGACACATCTAATTATCAGATAAACTCTGAAAAAAAACTTGATGAATCATACAAAGACGGCGTACAAATAATAGCCAAAACCATAGACATGGTTAATCCTTATGAGTATTCAAGAGGTTTAGAAATTGAAATGAATATGGCTAATAATGCTGTTGGCGATTGGATGGAAGAAGATTTGGATACTAATACTATTAAAAAGGCATCTAAAAAAGTCTTAAAAAATCTTACTAAAGACGCTCAATACTACCAAAAAATGGTAGGTTATCAAATGGAAGGCGATAGTATGTATGATATTGAAGTTAATAAAAAATCTATTGAAGCTTTAAAGAAAACTAATGGCAAGATTATGAAGGAAGGTAAAACA